TCTTGAACACGATTTCCCTGAAAATTTTTTGCAAATTTCAAAACCAATGACCCTTCCCGCCGACGTTGAAGCTGAGAGACTGCGCCTTGAGCTAAGGCTCAGGATCCTTGATGCTCAAGAAAAGAGCACCCAGTCTTTCTTGGACTTCGCTCGTTATGTTTGGCCGGAGGCGATCTTCAGCGCACATCACAGTCGCATGGCCAACGCTTTCGACCGCATCATCAATGGCGAGTTAAAGCGCTTGATCGTGAATATGCCTCCGAGGCACACAAAGAGTGAGTTCGCCTCCTACCTCTTGCCTGCCTTTGCCATGGGCCGTGAGCCAAGATCCAAGATCATTCAAGCCACGCACAATGGCGAGTTAGCGGTGCGCTTTGGCAGAAAGGTCAGGAACCTGATGGATCAGGACAACTACAAGGCTTTGTTCCCGGCGGTGAGTTTGAAGGCCGATTCAAAGGCTGCGGGCCGGTGGGATACGAATGGTGGCGGGGAGTATTACGCAGTGGGTGTAGGTGGTGCGATGACAGGGCGCGGTGCGGACCTTTTGATTATTGACGATCCGCACTCAGAGCAGGACGCTTTGTCAGAGCTTGCTTTGGATAATGCTTGGGAGTGGTACACCTCGGGCCCTCGGTCACGGTTGCAACCCGGAGGGGCGGTGGTGGTTGTGATGACGCGCTGGGGGATGAAGGATCTGACAGCGCGGTTGATTAGATCGCAAGCGGAGCCGAAGTCGGATCAGTGGGAAGTGATTGAGTTTCCGGCGATTCTGAATGAGCATACCGAGGACGAAAAGCCCCTTTGGCCAAGCTACTGGAGCCTTGATGAGTTACAGAAGGTCCGGGCGACGTTGTCGGTGCAGAAGTGGCAGTCGATGTATCAGCAGCAGCCTACCAATGATGAGGGGGCGATTTTAAAGCGTGACTGGTGGAGGATCTGGGAAAATGATTACACCCCCGACGTTGAATATGTTATCCAGAGCTATGACACTGCATACAGCAAGAAGGAGACAGCTGACTTTTCAGCCATCACCACCTGGGGTGTATTCCGTCCCAGCGCAGACGACGGACCTGCCATTATTCTCCTCGATGTTAAGAAAGGCCGTTGGGACTTCCCGGAGCTAAAGCGTGTGGCAAGAGCCCAGTACGATCACTGGCGACCCGATAATGTGTTGATTGAGGCCAAGGCCACGGGGACGAGCTTGCAGCAGGAGCTTCGGCGCGTGGGGATCCCTGTGACGACTTATTCACCGGGAGGCAGGAAGAAGAACCAGGATAAGATTGCCCGCGCGAATGCTGTTGCACCGGTCTTTGAGTCGGGGATGGTCTGGGCACCGCAAACGAAGTGGGCAGAGGAGTTGATTGAGGAGTGCGCAGCGTTCCCCAAGGGCGATAATGATGACTTGGTCGATAGCACCGTGCAGGCCATCAGCCGATTCAGGGCCGGGAACTTTGTGGCGTTGGACGATGACGAAGCTGATGAGCCATCAACACAGCTTGAGTTTGAGTACTACTGATGCTTTTGCATCGGGTCTTCAACACAGCTTGAGTTTGAGTATTATTGATGTATGCGCTTGCGCGCCTCGCCCTGCTAGAGCGATAATCCCTTCATCTTAACCCTGGCCAGGGGAAACAATGAACGCTAGACAGATGATTGCCCGTTTTGCTGACGGCGGCGACGTGTCAACAGGACTCAAGTACGCCACAGACAAAGGTGGCATAGGTGCTGATCAGTACTACGCAAACATCCGAAACTTTATCGACAAGCAAGGTGCGGATTTAAATGCTGCCGAAATACGCGCCGAGATGGATAAGTATGGCGTTTCGGACAAGGACGTCCGTGACGCGTTGGCCGGGACGCAGTATTCAGCAGGCGCGGTCCATGCGCTATTGAATCCTGACATCGGCGCAAAAGGGTCTCCTGGTTATGGCGTCGGGGGCCTTGAGGGAATGTCCGCTAACATCCGTGCCCGTTTGGAAGAGGCTGCGGCCCAGGCACAGACAGGCGCGTTGACCAAGACGCAGGCTGAGGATTTCTTTAAGACGCATTTAAGTCCCACGGGTGGGTTTAATGAGCAGGATCTCATGCGTGCCACAGGCAAGACCTCTGCACAGCTGCTTGCCGAGATGAAGTTTAAGCCAGCAGGCGCACCGGTTGACCCACGTCTGCTGCCACCCACAGAACCCCTGCCCGATCTGACCGAGGAGTTTGTTGCACCCACAGCCCCACTCCCTCAAGCACCTCCTGTTGCGCTAACCGCAGGACAAGAGGGCCTTGATCCAAGCACCGCGATCGTGGGAGCAATTCCACAGAAAGAGCGCGTCACAATCCCGCAACTTGATACCGAGTTCAGAGCCTCTGCACCGAGAACTGCAACCTATGATCGCTTTGGGCGCATCACAGGTTATAACTACAGCCCTGCTGCCAAGCTCACCCCTGCCACGGGGACGAATGTCTTTAACTTTGTACCCCCAGGTATTACGAGCCGCCCACGGTCGCTGCTTAATGTTGGCGATGTACCGGGAGTCACGGTCGATCCGGTCACAGGCCAGATGCGTATGCCCTTGTCGGCAAGCCAGCGTTTTGCGCGGGATCGTGCCGAGTTGGATAACCAGTTCAGGCAGCTTTATGCGCGGGCAGCGGCAGCCGACACAAGCCTCCCGACCCAAGCGCCAGCGACAGCGGCAGCGGCGTTTCGCAATTTTGCGATGAGCGATCCGACGATGTCAGCGCAACTGCGGATACGCAATATTGAACAGACGCCCACGGTCAATCCAACGGCGGCCATGACCGCAGCGCGCAGTCAGTTTGGTCAGGCCCCGTATGCGGCGGCGCTCACTGAGGCGTTTGATCCCTTCCTTGCCAGGAACCGTGCATCGTTGCTGGCTAGCAAGGACATGCAAAGAAGTTACTTTGAACGCTACCCGGATCTGGTGACCGAGTACGAAAAGAATTGGTCCAAGACCATGAGCCCTGAAGAGTACGCCGCGTACCACTATCGGACATTGGGACAGAAGGAAGGCCGCACCCCACCCAATCTTATGGGCAGTCCCTACACGCAGCAATTCTTCAGCAAGGGCGGAGATGTTTCACGTGGAACATCCGAAGTTCCACAACTTGATGCTGAGGGCCAGTTGATCGATGAGAACGCTGAGATGCGTTCAGAGTCTCAACGCATGCTCAATCGTTTGAAGACCGCGCAACAAGAAAGCTATCGTCGTGGCAAGTTGCCGCCTGGGGTCCAGCGTGCGGTGACGGATGTCATGAGCGAGGATAAACCACCGCTTGTGCGAGGCAAAGCGATTCAAACCGCAGGCGATATTGTTGGAGGCCTTGTCAGCGCCACGCCTCGTGAGCCTACTAATCCGAGTGAGGCTTATCGCTTGATGCAGGGGTTCACAGGTGCTTACTTACCTACCGCGCCAGTAGTAAGAACAGCCCAGGCTGCAAAAATGGCGGTCCAAGAACCACGGGCCACGATGTCTGCTGCGCGGCAAAGCCTTGAGGCGTTAGGCGATATCCCTGTTGCACTGGCTCAACCCAATCAGCTTGGGGCACAGGCAGGAGCGGTTCGTCCCTACGGCAAGGGCACCGTGTTTTCTGGGGTCAAACTTGCTAATGACAGATCGGTCGGGTCATCGTTAGATGATTATATTGATCAGGGAAAGTCTGTTGCTTTTAGCGTCCCAGATGTAAATAAAGCGGATGCCATTCAGAAGTTCTTTGACACCAAAGCTCGTCGTTACATGTCAACGCAATTGGGCACGGAAAGAGATCCCGTGTTTGATGCCATCAAGAAAGGACGCATCAGCAATCTTGCGCTACACGACATCCAGGGGTTAAGAAAGTACGCGATTGAAGCAGCCAGAGAAGGGAAGTACAAGGTTAACAAAGAAACTGGTGAAAATGTTTTAGATCAGTATGGACGACCCATCTTTTATCCAAAAGATCTCCAGGCCGTTGTAGACGTGACCAAGGCCTACGATGAAATGGTTAATGTTCGACCCATGAGCTTTAAGCCGGGATTAGTACCAGAGGCCTATAAGACGATGGATCCAGCGTACATGCAAGAGGCTGAACGCGTTAAGGAACAGATGCGACAAGCGCTTGAAGCCGAGGGCCTTGATCCACAGCTCGTGAACCTTAAAAACGAGCCAATGATTCTTACCTCAGCCCGAGACACGGGTAAGCCTTACTATGCTGGCTATACGCATAGGATGGATGACTTCATCAAGGATAAGTTGTCAGGTGATCCAGAGGCCATGAAAGGTGTTCCTGAAAACATTCGTCGTGCGCTAGATCAAGGTGAACTTTTGTACGATGTGGGATTAAATAGAGGGCCCTTGGAGGATATTTTAGATCCAGAAAACATGGCCAAGTATCTTGCTACCTTAAGTCCCAAAGAGATTGATAAGATCCGGTTTGAGGATGCGGTCGTCGGATCTGCAAAGTTCAATCGAGAAAAGATTGATCGCAAGTTTGAAGGGTTGCGGCTTCAAGAGTTGGTGAAATCAGGTAAAGCACCGGATAAAGTTTTCTCTAAAGGCGTTAGCGAACCTTTACTTCAGTTTGGCGAAGGCCAGCGCTATCCAGGCTTTGCATGGAAGCGTCTTGAAGACATAAACGCAACCATACCCGAAGGAGCTTATGTGGGCCATTCGGTAGGGGGCTATGCTTTGGGTGGTGTAGGCTACGGTCAAGGTCATACCCAAGGATTTTTAACGGGCAAACATCAGATCTACAGTTTGCGTGACAATCGCAATCGTCCTGTGACAACTGTTCAGGTTATTGATTATGGAGACGAAACCAATCCCTATCGAGTGGTTGAGCAGATCAAGGGCAATGGCGCAAAGACAGGTAACACAGCTCCCGTTGATTACGATGCGGAGGTTTATGAGCTTTTGACTCAAGTTGTTAAACCGGATGCGATTAAGGAAAGAGATCCGTACTTGACTCCCATGCTGATTCAATATAGAGATGCCCTTGAGGCAAATCGCCAAACACGTTAAGGCCTAGACATGCCCATCGACAAAGCCCTCTACGAAGCCCCGCAGACCTCGATCGAGATCGAGTCGGGTGATGCGCCTGATATCGAGATCATCCTCGATGAGGACGGTGGTGCGACGATCGAGATCGGGGAAGACGAAGACGGTGATGTTGACTTCTACGCCAATCTGGCAGAAGTCTTGGACGATGACGTCTTATCCAAGATCGCCATTGACCTTTCTGCCTTCTTCGAGGCCGATAAATCCAGCCGCTCCGATTGGGAGCAGACCTATGCCAAGGGCCTTGAGCTCTTAGGCATGCGGTTTGAGGAGCGCACCAAGCCATTCCGAGGCGCGGCAGCGGCAACCCACCCCCTGCTCATGGAAGCGGTGGTCCAGTTCCAAGCGCAAGCGACCAAGGAACTCATGCCCGCCAACGGTCCCGTGCGCACGGAAATCCTGGGCAAAGAGACGTTAGACAAGTTCCAGCAGGCAGGGCGCGTGCAGGACTTCATGAACTACCAGATCACAACCGTCATGAAGGAATACACGCCTGAGTTTGATCAGGCGATGTTTTATCTGGGCTATGGCGGCTCGGTGTTCAAGAAGGTTTACTTTGACGCCCAGTTAGATCGGATGGTGTCGAAGCTCGTGTTGGCAGATGACGTGTTTATTCCGTACTACGGATCAAGCGTCATGAGCCAATGCCCACGGATCACGCATCGTATTGCGATGGACTCCAACGAATACCGTAAACGGGTGGTAGCGGGTGAGTATTTGGATGTGATTGTGGAAAGCGAGCTCTATCCGTCGGATGCAAGCCAGATCCGTTATCAGGTGGATAAGCAAACGGGCGTGGTGGAAACCGGTGCGCCCGAGGAAATCTTCTTGCTTGAGTTCCAGGTGGACTACGATTTGCCGGGATTCGAGGACACGGATGAGAAAGGCGAGCCCACAGGCATTAAATTGCCCTATGTAATCACGATTGATGAGGCGACCAAGCGCGTTATTGGCGTTAAACGCAACTGGAAAGAGGACGATGAGCGCAAAAACAGGCGCAATTACTTCGTTCACTATGTCTTAATCGAGGGCCTTGGGTCGTATGGCTTGGGTTTTGTGCATTTGGTGGGTGGTTTATCGAAGACAGCCACTGCTGCACTGCGTCAATTGCTTGATGCAGGCACCTTATCGAACCTTCCAGCAGGGTTCAAGGCCAAAGGCGCACGGATCGCGGACCAAGACAACCCGATTCAGCCTGGGGAATGGCGCGATATTGACGTAGGTGGCGCGGAATTGCAGCAAAACATGCTGCCGTTGCCCTACAAAGAGCCTTCGCAGACGCTTTTTGCCCTACTTGGGTTCTGCGTAGACGCCGGAAGACGTCTTGCCAGCATCGCCGACATGCAAGTTGGCGAGGGCAATCAGATGGCGCAGGTCGGAACGACGCTTGCACTGCTTGAACGCGGCACGCAGGTCATGTCGGCCATTCACAAACGGCTGCATTACGCATTAAAAGAGGAATTTCAGCTCTTGGCTGAGGGATTTGGCATGTATTTGCCAGACGAGTACCCCTATGACGTGCCAGGAGCGTCGAGAAAGATCAAAAAAGCGGACTTCAACAACCTTGTTGCCGTCCAACCGGTCTCAGACCCCAATATCTTCTCCTCGGCCCAGCGTCTGACGCTTGCCCAGATGCAGTTGCAGATGGCGCAGACCGCACCGCAGATGCACAACCTCTATGAGGCCTACTATCGCGTCTACACCGCGATGAATGTGCGCGATATTGACAGCATTTTGAAGCCGCAGCGCACACAAATGCCCAAGGATCCGGCAACGGAGAACGGGGATGTGCTGGATGCGATGGAATTGAAGGCTTTTGCAGGGCAACAGCACGATGCGCACATTGCATCGCACCTGATGATGGGTTTATCGCCCATGTTGCAGGCGCAACCTATGGCCGCGATGATTTTGCAAAAGCACATCCTTGAGCATGTGCGCTTGAAGGCCGAAGAAGCGACCGAAGCAGAGCTTTTCATGGCCTATGGCAAAGATCCTGACCGCATGGTGTCTGATTTACAGCGTGAAGCATCGATTGCGCTGAAAACTGCCATGTACATGCAGGAGATTCGCGATCTCCAGAACCAGTTGATGGGCAATCAAGGCCAGGGCCCTGATCCGTTGGTCTTGCTCAAAGAAAAAGAGCTCCAGATCCGTGCGCAAGACGACCAAGCCCAGCAGCAAATCGATCGCCAGCGTCTTGCCATAGAGCAGCAGCGCACCCAGGCCAATACCATGGCCAATCAGGCGCGGATTCAATCGCAAGAGCGCATTGCTGCCGAGCGTGCTACGGTTGCACGCGAGCGTGCAGCTATGATGGATCAAAACGCCCGCCGCGCGCAGCAAGTGCAGGCGATCAACCAACGGAGAAGTCGCGATGCCGCTTAAACAAGGCAAGAGCCAGAAGGTTATCTCAGGCAATATTGGTGAGATGATCAAGAAGTACAAGGAAACGGGGTCGATCGGCACCAGCAAGCCCAAGAACAGGGGCGCTGCCATCAAGCAGGCTGCTGCCATTGCCTACGCTACGGCAGGCAAGCCCAGGAAGTACAAAGCGGGCAGCACGCCTGCTGGTGTGCAGGGTCCGTTTATGACGGTCAAGAAAAAGGACGGCAATCGTCCTGTGAAAATTTACTAGGAGCATTAATCATGCCTATGACGTATCGCAAGCCCACCGCAAGCGAAAAAGCCAAGATGGAAAAAGCGCGTGAAATGACGCGTAAAGGCATCGAAGGCGAAAGTGACCTTTTGTCTAAGATCTCTACCACCGCAGCAAAGTCTGCTCGCGACGAAATTAAGGAAGGGCGCAAGATGATGGAAGAAGTGCCCGAGAAGGCCCGTGAATACGAGGCCTATCAGGAGGCAGGCTACAAAAAGGGCGGTCTTGTGACCAGCCGTGGCCAAGGTAAAGTGATGCGGACGAAGAAAACCCGCATTTGCTAATTCCGAGCCCTTCTGGTGGGGGCAAAACCACCTGCTTTTTCATGGACTGTGACCATGCTTGACTTAGTCGAACGCATACTGAGAGAAATTAGAACACTACGTGAGAGCACGGAAGGACTCGTGCTTAACGGATCGGTTCCTGATATGGAACGATATCGTTTTCTGATGGGT